GTTTTTACTTGGTTTTTATATATATTGACAGACCATATTACGATGTAAATAGATTATTATGTATGTCTGAATATTTATTCAGGGTTCAATTGAAAAATAGACTGGAGCAAAAAGGGCTACTAAAAAGATTTAGTATTGAATGCTATGGCACGCACCATACATTAGAGGATAATCGTGCGGAGAAGTCCAAATCTTACAAATCTCTCAAAGATAAAAAATGTAATAGGGGATGCAAGGAATTTGACGTGGCGTTCCTTCGTTATATACCTGGACAGGTAATTGAAATGAAACCACCTGTAACTAAAAAAACTAAACAGACGATGAAAAAATCAAAAAGTCTCTCTAGATCTAGATCCAGATCCAAATCTAAAAGATATAAACGGTAATTATAGTTTATTTTTAGAGCGGTCAATATTATAAACATTACACTTAAGGTTATTTGTTTTTTTACATCTAATGGTTTTACCACTTACAATTTGTTTAATTTTACAGGTTTTGTTGGTAAGAACACATCTATTATAAAATGATTTTTTAATATCAAGCACATATGGTATTAAAAGTTCTGGATTACTTCTCTCTGGGTGTGCTTGAAATCCATAAAAGGGGAAATTTTTATGCTTAATGATTTCTACGAACGATTTACCAGTTTTATCTTTTGTTTTTGCGTATAATGATATTTTTTTAGTTTTATTCATGGTGGTTGGAGAGATTCCCATCTTATTGTTATGAATAAGCGTAGTAGATTTATTATAAAATTTCTTCATATGGTTTCCATTTTTAGTAAATATTGGGTCTTTTCTATAATTATAGTATGCTTTCACGTCTATAAATAATTTATCTGGGTCTTCGTTGGTTTCTAATAACATTAAATTTTGAAAGCCGTGACAAACAGATAGAATTGGTAGTAATCTCTCCTTTCTATTTATAGATTTCACTAATTTTAATAATAATTTGTGTATTTTTAAGTGTTCCTTAAACTCGGCGGTCTCGTAATAGTTTCCAATTTGACTGCCTGGGAATAGCAACCCATCTATATTTTTCAAAATAGATTTGAGTTGTGGTTTTGTGAGATTATACGGTATTACTACGACGTCAATATTGTTTCTCTCAAAGAATTTAATAAATGTGTGGGATAAAAAAACATTTTTACTTGTTGAATTATTATTTATATAAGGTGTCGCCAGAATTCCTACGGTAGGTCGCCCCGTCATACCTATTATATAATGCGAAATAATATATATTATCTAAAATATATTATTAAATTATAGCCACTGCGTAAGGCAACGAATCCCACCACCCTCTTGTAATAAATTATTATATTTGATGGGATAAACGGTATATCCCATATGTTTAAGTAGAGTTCTAAAGGGTTTAAAGTCAGGTGTATCAGTTGTAATTATATTTTTACCGATGATTAATAAATTCAACGCAAGATGCGGGTCAATATCACCCAATATATCTTCAATCACCGTGATAGAATAATCCTTTTTCAAATTCTTGGGGAGAGATTTAACATATTGTCTGGAGTAGAATATATTATTATCTAAAACCGTGAAACAACAATCAAGATGTATTAGGGTGTGATTAATTCTAATAACATTTTTTCTTGGGAACATTTTTTTCAATAAATTATAAGCAGCAATATTGGTTCTCTCATTAACCCCCACGAATATATTATTTTTGTGTTGAATTATATCACCGCCTTCAATTTTAATGTTTTGCGGGAACTCAATATAGTTCTTAAGATATTTAGTGACGAGATATTTTTCGCCTCTTCTATCTATTTTAAGTGTGTCTGTCGTGGTATTATTACACAGAAAGGTTTTACCGTCAATTTTGAAGAACAAATCTCTCATCCATATAACATTACATAGGTCATTTTTAGCAAGTTGAATTACTTTAATGCCTAAATGCTGTAATGTGGTTTTCAAATCATTTAAAATTCTTTTTTTCACGAATGTAGATGTTATTATTTTTTCACGACATTCATTATCTATAAATGGATTGCCTAATAGTATGGACATTATATATAATCTATAAAAAACAAGAAGCAAATAATTATATTTTTTAGTGAAATATATAATTATGATTATTTACCCTAAAGGTATATTTAGAGGACGGGGAAACCGACCATGTTTGCACCAATACCCATGCCAGCACCACTGCGAGCGGACGCACCGATGGAAGGTGTGAACGTATCAAGAATTGAGAACGTCGCGGCGGCCATTAAGGCAATTGTGGCAATCTCCTCGTATTTCAGGGCACGCTTCTCGGGGGGGATGACGAATGCGACGATAGCGACCATAAGACCCTCAACTAAATATTTGACGGCTCTCTTAACTAATTCTCCCATAGCAGGATTCATATCTGTTTATATTAATAAGCAAGAAAAAAATAATAACTTTAAGATATATTAAAATTAAATAAAAATAAATTTTAATTAAATTAAGTTATTAAAAAAATAACTTAAACTCAAATATCTAATATTTCCATATAATAATGTCTACCAAGAAAAACGCTAAAGCTAAAGTTGCGGATACTCGTGTTGCCGACGATTCTAAATATGTTGACCTACTGGATGAGGACAAGGCGATTGCGGGACAATCGTATGTTTGTCTGAGTTTCATTTCGCCAGAGGATATTATCAAGAGTAAGGAGCTGTTTTACTTTGAGAAGTTTCTAAAGCACTTTGATTTCAAGAAGTCTATCGACAAATACACACAATTCCTAAATTTCCTAAGCCACAAGCACGGGCTTGATTTCCAGGATCTATCCAAGGACCTTGAGGAATTCGTGATTGAGGAGAAAGAGAACCTTATTGATACTACAATTGAGGATGAGTACAAGAGTTTCGTTGATAACAGCGAGAAGAAGCTGCTGGAGCAGTTCAACCAGGAGCACGAATTCCAGACAAGCACCCGTGGTGTAAAGGTTCGTGGTGCGTTTGGTTCGCAGGAGGAGGCGGAGAACAGGTGCAAGATGCTTCGTGAGCACGACCCCAACCACGACGTATATGTGGGTCAGATGGGTCTGTGGATGCCTTTCCACCCCGAGGCTTACAAAACTGGTCGTGTTGATTACCTTGAGAAGGAGCTAAACGAGCTGATGACCAAGAAGAAGGACAACGACGATGTAAATAAGGATGAGTTCAACAAGCGTGTAAAGGAGTCCAAGCGTAAGGCGATTGAGGAGAACATCGCTAAAGCAAAGCAGGAGGGCAACAAGCTGATGCAGTCTATTGACGAGGAGGGCAATCTTGTTAATGCCGATAGGATGGACGTGCCTGGTAAGAACCTGCTGTTCGGTGACGGTGATGGTGACGATACAACCACTGCTGAACTGCGTAATGAGCTGTTCGACGGTGATAATGTTGTCCTTGATAAGGATAATGACCACGGTATCGGTGAGATTTTAGAGAGGCAGAGGGCTTCGGCAGTCACTGATGTTACCGATGTTTCTGCGGTGGAGGTGGTGGTGGGGGTGCCGGTGGTGGAGGTGGATGTGGTGGAGGTTGCGGAGGTTGCTACAGAGGAGCAGTAAATAAAAAATTAATGTAAAAGAATAAAAATTGAAAATAATTATTATACAAAATGTAATAATTATTTATATATATATATACAGATATGATTGAGAAGAATAAAATTAGACGTTGTGGGCTTGTTAATTGTAATCATAAATTAAAATTAACTGATTTTCAGTGTAAATGTGGAAAAACTTTTTGTAGTTCGCATCGGTATAAAGAAGAACATGATTGCGATTATGATTACACAGAGGAAATTCATAAAGATAAAAAGATAGATGAAATGAGATGTGTATCGGTAAAAATAGATAAATTATAAATTATAAATTATAAATTACCACTTGTTTTTTTTAACATTAATTTTAGGACCCTTCTGCTTTCTTGTTGTATTCGGGTCATAAACATCTTCTTCATCGTCGGAATTCATTGTAGCCGAAATTTCCCAGAATTCTTTAGCACCAAGCTTAAATGGTTTATGGTGAGCGGCTTTATACCAAAAAATCTGTTCTGTAAGTTTATTGGATTTGGAATTATTATTTATCACTAAACATTCATAATTTTCTGTGCACTGGTCCATAACCTGGCAGAAGGATTCAAATGTGGGGAACATACCAGCATAATTTTCATAAATCTTTTTTCTATTAGAAATATATGGCTCCCTTAAAAGAAAGACATAATCAATATTAGTTCTTAAATTGGGAGGAATACCGAGAGGATACTGCATAGTAATAATTAACATCATTTTCCAGTGACGTCCATTCATAAACAATAGACGCATAACTTTATCACGGGTCCAAGTAGCATCATATAAACAATCGTCTAATATTACAAATGCTCGGGGGTCAATAGTGGATTTTTTGTATAATTCTTGCTCTTTTTTAATCTGTTTTAATACAGTTTTTTGTCTTTTCAATATATTTTCAATGATAGATGCATTATATTCATTATGGATAAATAATTTAGGGACGTGTTCGCCGAAAAATCCATTACCTGCCTCTGTACCACTGATGACTGTACCAATTGGAATATCTTGGTGGTAAAATAGTAAATCTCTTACTAAATAAGATTTACCAGTATCGCGACGACCAATAAGAACAATGACGGGTCCTTTATTTTCGTCTGGTTTGAAACTAATATGGTTCATCTCAAATTTTTTCAATTCTAAAGTCATACCTTAATAAATATAACGAAATATATATTTAGATTGAATACGCATAAATATATATCATTTAATCAATAAAATTAATAATTATTTCAATTTAAATGAAAATATTAGATCGCTCAATTGTATTGAACTGGAAGTATTATTTATTACGATGCATTCATTATTTTCTTTACATTGATCCATAATTTCACAAAATGATTCAAACGTAGGGAACATACCAGCATAATTTTCATATATTTTTTTTCTGTTTGAAATATTAGGTTCTCTCAAAATAAATACATAATCAATATTAGCTCTAAATATAGGAGATATGTTTAAAGGATATTGCATAGTAATTATTAACATCATTTTCCAATTACGCCCATACATAAACAATAGACGCATAACGTTATCACAACTCCAACTTGGATATGGACAATCATCTAATACAATAAGAGCACGTGGATCAATTGTAGATTTTTTGTATAAATCTTCTTCTTTTTTCTGTTTTAATACAGTTTTTTGTCTTTCTAATATACTTTCAATTATGGATGCCTTATATTGATTATGGATAGAAAATGTAGGCACATGTTCTCCAAAAAATCCATTAACGGAGACTGTTCCACTAATAACTGTTCTAACTGGAATATCTTGATAATAATATAATAAATCTCTTACTAAATAGGATTTAGAAGTATCACGGTGACCAATTAAAAGAATGGTGGGTGCTTTATTTTCATTAGTTTTAAAACTAATAGATTTCATATCAAAATTTTTCAATTTCAAAGTCATATCTTTATAAATATTACGAAAGATTTATTTAAATAATTACAAATATATGATATAATCGTTAGAATTTAGAAATATATTTCTTATTATTTAAATAAATGGAGATTCACTATAAAAAAAATAAGAACGACGACCTTTTCCAGGAATTCGCAAATGAAAAATTAGTAAATATGGATAATACTCAAAATTATTTGCCAATTTACCAGAGATTTTTCAATTTAAATGAAACAAATTACAATTCTATTAATTTAAACAACGACAACAAACTGGAGTCTATAAAGGAAAAGGTAGGATATAATATTTTTAATGGAACTGTAGTAGATAGTAGTGATAATATTACAGATAAGAAGATTTTCATTAAATATAGCCCTCTGATTGACCCAGTCAAATATATGATTGGTAAATATGATAATTGCTACAATATATTAGACCTGCCCGCATTTGGAAATGATAAAATCATTCATAAAGTATTGGATACTAACAATTCAGCATACAGCGATGGATTTTTCTCATTTTTATCAAGCATACTACTGAATAAATACAGTTTTATCAACGGTATTGACTATTATGGTTCATTTTTAGGTGTTAAAAACAATTTCACAGTTGATGTAGAGGACGATTTGGAGTATTTAGATGATGCTGAATACTTTCATGCGCAAAACAATCTGTTATTTAGAATTGAAGAAAATAAAAATTACAAGAATCTATTTAGTAATACTAAAAAATGTAAGATGGCTCTTGTAATAGACGATACAATTATAAGCGATGATGATTTTGGTATTAGTAATTTAGATATTGGCGATGTTGATACGATTATTGATGGTGACACGGAAACAACAGACGATACACCTGAATGTAATTTATACCAAACTAATTTAGAGGTAGAATATACTAAAACCGATAGTGAAACCACTACAAATAAAAAGAAGGTTAAAACGAACGAACAGAATGAAAGTTCATCTTCTTGCTCTTCAAGGTATTCAAATACCGACTCAAGCAAAAATGAGGATTCCGATTGCGATGATGATGATGAGAGCGACGATGAAAGCGATTCATCGTCCGACGATGGTTCAGATGAAGAATTATTAGCGACAATATTTAAATTTCCAGTTCAGGCGATTGCGTTAGAATGCTGTGATGATACTCTGGATTCGCATATTATCAATAACAAAATAAAGGATAATGAATGGGAATCTATAATCTTACAGATTGTTCTATCTCTAATCACATATCAAAAGGTATTTGATTTTACACATAACGATTTACATACAAATAATGTAGTTTATAACAAGACAGAAAAGAAGTATTTATATTACAAATACGATAATAAGCACTATAAGGTGCCGACATTCGGTAAAATATATAAAATTATTGATTTTGGTAGAGCGATCTATACATTCAAGGGTAATTTAATTTGTAGTGATAGTTATGCGGCGGATGGTGATGCATACACCCAATACAATATGGCTCCTTACATGAATGAAAATAAAGCCCGTATTGATCCAAATTATAGTTTTGACCTATGTAGATTGGGTTGTTCGCTATTTGACTATTTTATAGAAGACATAGACGAGATTAAAGAATTAAAGTCACCTATTAAGAAAGCGATGGTTGAATGGGTATTTGATGATGCTAATAAAAATATCCTATATAAAAACAACGGTGCTGAAAGATATCCAGATTTCAAACTTTACAAGATGATAGCACGAACAGTAAATAAACATACACCACAAAACGTGATTAAAAAGCCTGTGTTTGAAAAGTATCTGTTTGCTAAAAAGAAAATTAATAATCAAGCGGCGATTTTCAATATTGATACCTTACCAGTAATGACCTAATAATCAAATATTAAATAAAATCATTTCAAAATTAAAATTTATATACTTTAATTTTGAAAATCCAAATCAATTATGATAGATTTATGTTAGATGCGAAAAAAATAGAATACGGTACAAATAAGTATAATATATAACATCAAAAATATAAACTATATAACAAAGAAAATGATCAACAACATGAAGAGTGGATTGAATATTGCCGCGCTGGTAAAATTGGTGTCCCATCAAAATTACACCGAACCGAAAACACAACTGGATTATTATATTCAAAACGACGCTTCCCCCGAAATCCTGAAATATGTCGGTCTTCAGGGAAAAACATTCGGCGAAAAATACATGGAACCAATTGCGAAGGAGTTCTTTAACATGGAGAAACGGTTTGACTCATCACATGACCATACAAAAAACAATAAGTCAATTGAACAAAAATCAGCCCGCTATCACGCAAACGGCACCGATTTCAAGTGGCAGCACATTGAGATGAAGCACGAGTGGGACCTGTTGCTATTGACTGGACTGGAATTCAACTCAATTGTGTTTTACATCGCAACGAGGAAAATTGTAGAGCAGCTGATTGACGAAGGAATTATTACAGGACAAGGAAAAAAGGACGCCTACGGTGTAGCCAATCCCCAGCAGGCATATTGGTTTCAGCGATCGGATTTCAAAAAAAAATCAAAGTTAATCACCGATTATTTCACGGTTGTTTCCAGCGAAGAGGAACTGGTAAATTATATTGAACAATCAGGCTGTTAGATTGTTTAAACGTTCATTACATAAATCAACATATTCATTATTTATTTCAAAGCCAATAAAATTAACATCTAATTTTTTTGCCGCAACACATTCACTTCCTGAACCAGCAAAAGGAACAACTACTAATGTTTCACCGCCCTTATTCATAGTTGCTTTGATTAACTTTTCACATAATTCAAGTGGTTTTTGTGTAGGGTGATTAACACGCTCTTTTTTACCAGCACCACCAGCCAGCGCCGAAATCTTAATTACATCTCTTGGTAGTGCTCCATTTGCGTGTGCGGTATATGTAGTTTCTTTTTCGCCTGTGCTAAATCTACCCTTTGTCGCTGTGCGAACTTTACCAACGGAATTCTTTAAGAATGTGGCAGTATATGGCTCACGAACATCATCCCTATTAAATACAGGTTTCTTTTTATAACAGCATAGAATGCTTTCGTGTGTCCTTTGCCACATATTTAATGATGGAGTAACCTTATTTGTATAGTGCCAAATAATCCATCTCACGTTGACGTTAATCCTTACTCTAATAAATGCTAAGATCTCACTAAAACCGTAAATATATAATGTTCCATTCGGTTTCAAAATTCTAATACATTCCTTAATCCATTCGTCGCACCATACTAAATATTCGTCCATTTTTTGTTTATCACTATCATTACCAAAATCCTTACCAATATTATAGGGCGGGTCACAGATAACAATATCCACACTATCATCTTCCATAAGTCGCATTCCTTCAATACAATCTTCATTTTTAATTACTTGGGTAAGCTTCTTTTTCACAACTACATTATCTGCTTCAGATTGAACGGTTGCTTCGGGTTCAGGTTCAACTTTAACATCCTCAACCTTCTTAGTGGGTTTCTTCGTTTTAGGAGGCATATTTATATTAAGTTATGATTATATGTATCGTGTTTATAAATGTAAAAAATAAATCAATTTTAATTTTAATACTATTTAATTAAATATTAAACTACAAATACATTCTCTCCGCTAGTTCTTTATTTTCACCATTTTCACCATTTTCTATTCTTCTAAATAGTTTTTGTATTTGTAATCTTGTTATTATATTATTTAGTAAATAATTTATTTCTATATGCGGTAAGTTTATCATTCGAATATTCACATGTAAATTCAAAAACAAAATTGGTGGGATAATTCTGTAAATCCACAACCCTACCATAAGTATCTAGTATCTGTATATGTAATTTTCTAATTCTTACTCCGCCATGATAACACCTTTTTATGGTATAAATTGTTTTAGAATTAGTATGACTATTAGCAAAAGGACTTCCGCTAGTTGGGACTCTAGCTAATATATTATCACTAGTTATAGTTTCACCAAATCCCAATAAACTTAATTGTTGAGATTGATTACCGACAAACTCATTGACTGATATATATAATCCAGAATCGTTGGTACGAC